AAAACCGATAGCTCGTTTACAAGGAGATATGCCCCCCCGGCAGCCTCCCATTTCTGACGTGTATGTAGCTGTTCTTTCCTAGCAACCCCATGTCTGGCCTTGCATTCGATCATCACCGGAACGCCCGCTATACACGCTGTGATATCCCCCCACCCCGGATCGCACAGTTTAATCCACCGTCCCTGGATCGTTTGCACCTGACCCGCATTCGTCCTGGTTGCAATCACTGGCAAACCGTTGCGGCGTAATGCTTCGAGTAAATCCAGAACTGATTTGACTATTTGAGATTCGGACATTTGTAAATAATCTCGATCCGATATTTACCGGTTCCGAAAGGTGAAATCCCTCGCCCAGCCTCAAGAAGTCTGAGCAATTTTCGGGCCTCGGCATACGTATTACGAACAGTCCCATCCATGTCGCAAAATCCGGGCGGCACACACTTTGGATTAAATTCTTGGAGTATATATTTTGGCATTTATAAATCCGATTTTGTGTACGTGTGTACGCATGTTGACGCCATTTCCCCTATCCCCTTTATATGCGCGCGCGCGTATATGCGTGTAATACCTGTGTGAACGTACACATTCGTTCACACGTACACATCAATCCGGATACCTAGAGGTCTCGCGGATGATCAATTCGATCCCCTTATACACTCTGCAAACCGGCCCCATGATTCGTTGTCGGCTGGACTCAAAACCTCTTTGCGCCATACGCTCGGCGAATCTTCTGCTATTGCCAGCGTTCTCGCCGCTTTTCTCGGCATAGCTTTTCCACGACTCGAAGAGCCTGGTGGTAGACTCATAAATTCCAGGCTTCGTGCACTCCTCGATCCACCTGCCGAACAAATCCTGATCATCGAAATAGGTATTGGTAGTCTCGGTCACTATTTCTGGTCTGACCAATTCCGAATTTTGCCAATCCAGACACCCCTCGATCATCCACCGCAGGATTGCCGGATACTCAGAGCGGAGCTTTTCGTCTAGTCTCAGATCTTTTTGGAGGGGTTTATGGATAAAGGGAATCACATTGAAGCGCCGGCGCATAGCTTCGTCAATATTGCGCAAAACCGGCTTATAATTGCCGATAATCACAAGCTTGAATTGAGGTTTGTAAGTGAAGTTGTCTTTCCGCATGAAGTGGGCCGTAATGGGGTCCCCTCCGGTGAGCTGCTTTATCTTTGCCTCGGCCCAGGACTTTCCGGCTTCGGTTTCCGAGGCCGTAACCAGGCGGGACCCGCTCAGCATGGCCAGGTCCGTTGAATGCCGCTCCGTTTTTGAAGCGGTAAATGTGTCCATCGCGGCTGTTTTGGCGTAATCATCGAGAATTTCCGTCAAAACATTCAGGAACGTACCCTTCCCGTTTCCCCCATCTCCATAGATAAAAAACAGGGCATGCTCCCGGATGCTTCCGGTCAAACACATACCAGCCATCTGCCACAAAAACCGGATCAACCCCCGGTCTCCACGTGTCGCCTCATCCAGGAACTGAAACCACCGCGGCGCGTACGCATCATCGGCCGGAGCCACGCTCGTCTGCTTCGTAATGCAATCCGCCTGACGCGCCGGCGTCATTTGTCCGGTCCGTAAATCGACCGTGCCACCAGGAGTTCCGAGCAACCACGGGTCCCGGTCCCAGATCTCGGACGTCACGGCAAACCTGCGGTCCGCCTGCGCGAATTTTTCAACCGAGGCCGCCGTAGCAGATTTTGCAATATTGGTTTTGCATTCCGAATTCATCTGCCGGCAGAGTGTGCGTGCCCAATCGAACGCCAGGCGCGTCTCCTCATGCTTCCACCTGGTCCCGTCCCACTGATACCATGACCCCCGGTGATGGCAATATTTGAGCTTGTCGCTGTGCAGCCGCGCAAACGACAGCGCAAGGAAATCCTCGGTGAGATTTACCGGCGGCGGCAATGTTTGCGGAGTCCCCAGGACCGCTTGCTTAAATTCGGCCGGCGCGGGCATTATTTATATGCCCCCGCGAGCACTGATTTTAACAGGGCCTCGTCGAGCTCGCGCCCGGTCCAGCCCGCGACATAATCAACGAGCAGGTCCCACGCTTGATCGAGAGTGTAATTCGAAGTTTTGAGATAGTTGGCCCTCTTGCGAAGCTGATTCCGGAATTCCATGGATGTCTCGGGTCGCCAGAACCAGTAGTCAACGGAGCTGCGAATAGTCTGTTTGTCCGCGAGTTTTTTCAGATCCGATTTAAACGCGGCACTATTTCGGGTCTCGACGAACTCGATGAACGGCCCCTGGATCGCCAGCATAAAATCAATAATGAATTTCCGATCGTTCCGCGCGTTTGCGGCGTCCAGTCTGCACTGATCGGAAAACGCGCTGATGCGGTCAACCAGCTCTTCGAGCCTCGTTTCGTCCATATTCCCCCTCCGATGCCACCACTCTTTTTACAACTGGATATTTACCCGATTCATCGAGCGTAACCGTTACGTTGCCATTGAGTTCCGCCGGCGCGCGGCGGATCCACTCGCGCACACTCGTCGGCACCGGATACCGCCCCCCCAGGCCAATCCAATACCATTTTGCTTTTTTCTGCGGGAATGTGCCCTGCTCGTGCTCCGGACAGAGCCACTGCCGAATCCACCGCCCCTCACAGTGGTAGGTACATTCGACGGTCGGAATATTTGTTGCGTTATACCGCTGGTGAAATTTGTAATCGACCTGGTGGCACGCCTCGACGGTAAACCCCTTAAAATCTACCAGCTCGCCTGCCGGACCATGGTCTTTGACCGGCTCGGGAGCTGCCGGTTTTACCTGGTCGACCGGAAACTTAAAACCGCAACTTGCGCAGGTTGCCGCCTGCATACTGGTCGCCGTCTCGCACATTGGGCAGATTTTAATGCGTGGCGCCGGGTCCTCGTCGCCGGCAAACTGGAGCACCGGATTATCCGGATCTATTCCGTGCAGAAAAGCGTTGCCGGCCAGGTCGATGATCAAGCAGTCAGATTTTCCCGGATGGAGCCGCGATCCGCGTCCCACGATCTGAAAAAATAACGCTGTTGATAACGTACGCCTGGCCAATATTATCGCCGTGGTAGACGGGATATCCGATCCCAGAGTGAGTATCCCGACGTTTATTATGACGCCCAGGCCTTTGGTAAATTCGTCGATTGTGTAGTGGACTTTCCACGCCGGCATTTTCGAGTGGATCACCCAGGCCGGAACGCCCTGGTCCGAAAAAAGCGCAGCAATCGCTTCGGCATGCGCGATATTTAGGGCGTATATGATTGTTTTGCGCTCCCGGCAGTATTGCGTCCACGCCTCATAGACGCCGGCCACAAACGTCACGGACCCCACCACGTCGGACTGTGCCTGTTCGTCGATTTCTCCGGTGCCTGATTTTTCGATCAGATCGAGCTGCTTTAAAAAATCGGATTGTCTAACCTTCCAGGTAAGTGGCGTGAGATATCCCTGCTCGAGCAGCTCGGCCGTCGTAATTCGAACGTCGATTTGATCCCAAAGTGATTTTTTGCGCCCGTAGATTGGGCCGCCAAACATGCGAAACGGCGTGGCGGTGCATCCCAGGATTCTCATGTCCGGATGGTTTTCGCGCAGGCGCTCGATAATTGCTCGGTACTGCGCCGACTGACTGAGGTGTGCCTCGTCGAGAACCAGCAAATTGCAGTTGTAATCGGCCGAGCCGTTTCGCAGCATAGGAGCCAGCGTCTGACGTGAGGCGACCGTCACCGGCTGGGTGAGATCCCGGTACCTGGCCGCCGACCTGCACACGATGCCGACGTGCTCACCGAGATATTCCGAGAGGCGAGCTGCGGTTTGGCTGACGAGCTGCTCACGGTCGATCAGAATTAACGAGCGCTTACCATGGCGGCGCAGCCAGGCTACCAGCTCCGAAAATACAACCGTCTTGCCCGCAGCACACCCTGCGGTCAGCAGCACCGAGGGCTTGCGGACCAAGGCTGATTTCAGCGTTTCGACCGCCGAGGCTTGATATGGACGAAGGGATAGGGTGGACATATCAGTGTGAGTCGTACCCCTCGAGGATTTCCTGTTTAGGATCGGGCTGAGACGCCGCCCGGCATAATCCCGTGAGGGCGAGCCCGGCCATGAAGCCAATGAATAAACCGGCTAAAAACATCATTTCTTGTTCTCCCCAAATTACCGAAATCCTTAGATGAATACAGTTGTATGTACAGATTTTTAGTCAACGTTTCCGTTTGTCTTACGAAAGTCTTGCTGACTTCTGAGTTGTTCCAGTGAGATCATCCTTAGCAACGAAGGATTTTCCTTAAGTTGACCGATGGCCAGGAGAATTGAAGTGCGGATTAGATCGGAAAGGCTGCAATCGAGTTCGACGAGCTGCTTGCCAAGCCAACATTCGAACTCATCATCGATACGGAAATTCTTGGTGATGTCGCGTTTGCCCATTAACCAGCCCCCCCTCCGGCCTGGTGATAAAATCAGGTTGGATTATGCCCCTGGTCCCGGTAACGTTCCCCGCGTTGCCGGGACCTTTCTTTCATTATTCACGCGCCGTTGGCGGCCTTCAGTGTCGATTCCGCTTGTGTATTTTGGCCCTTTTCGTTATCTAATTTATTTGGGAAAAGCTCGGTTTCCGGCTTCCCGAGAATCGTTGAGAGCTTTTTCCGTTCGGATTCCGTGAAATGCCGCTCTCCCCTCAATTTCATGTTGAAGGTCGAGTAGACCATTCCCATGATCGAGGCCATGTCCTTTTGGGAGAAGCCCCGCTCGATGAGCGCCATTTTTATGGGAATCCCTTGCAGTCTGTGTCGTGGGATCATTTGCCACCTCCGGAGTTTAGTAAGGAACATAATACACAAGAATTCGTGCGCATGTCAACAATAGATCCGAAGAATTCGTGGAAGGACATTTTTGCCGAGAGGCTTCAACTTGCAATCGAGCAGAGAGGTCTCACCGCGGAATCCGCCGCAACAAAAATGACTGAAGACGGCTATAAGATTTCCGCGAAAATGCTTAGGGACTATTTAGGAAAAATATCAACGCCAGGAGCGGGGCGAGTCCTTTGGTTTGCTGATTTCTTTGGAAAATCCATGGACTGGTTTTTTGGACGCGAGAGGGACGCCATTCGCCCTCCTGACCTCACAATAGAAAAAGTTCCCAGATTAAAAACCTACGGTAAATTTGACAGACTGGCACTCCGCAATTACCTGCCCATCCCCCTTTTGAAAGATTCCATTGCGGCGGGTTTGCCTCAGGAAGTGGATGAGGATGCTGTTGAGGGCTGGGTTCTCATCTACGCTTCTCGAGATTGGATGCCTCATGACGCCGAAAATTACACCTGTGCGCACGTCGATGGCGATTCAATGGCTCCGATTCTTCAGACAGGCGACATAGTAGCCATAGATCATTCAGACCGGGAGCCAGCCAATTTGCACAACAAGATGGTCGCGTTCAGAACCAATGGAAAGGTCACGGTAAAGTGGCTAAGATTTTTACCTGACAATAAAATGATAATCGGGGAGCCCGAAAATCAGTTCATGAAGGATACGACTTTGTATCTTAGGGCCGACGAGGGCTACGAACAAATAGTCGGCCGCGTGGCTTGGTGGTGGGCGAAAAGATAAATCAGGAGGAGGGCGCTCAGTGAAGTTTAAAAAGGCAAAATTCGCGATACTGATATTCGCTGCCATCAGCTCTGGGTGCGGGACATTTGTCCCTGTGACCGACGTTTCGAAGGTACCCAAAGAGCAATTGCGCCAGGCGGCCCACGTAAGAATATTCATGCTTGGGGGCAACGCTGCGCCCACCGAGATCATCGATACCCTTGGAGAGATCACAGCTTATTCCTGCAAACACCTCCTGACAGACCCTCCTGCCTCGAAGGGAGACGCCCTAGCGCAGCTAAAACTAAAAGCTCTCGAAATGGGAGCCAACACAGTTATCGATGTTACATTCGACAGCCGCGGCACGGACACGTGGGGAACAAACTGCTGGGAAACTGTTCAAGCGAGCGGAACTGCCGTAATAATCAAGTAAAAGACCCCGATTAGCACAGGCCGTCCACACGGGCGGCTATTTTTTTGCCCTCTCTCGTAAGATTTCGTTCTTTTCCCGCTTTACATCGAACGAAAACTTGTGTATTCTAATCGCAACACTGATCGACACCCGCTGACTCATTCGTGATCGACCTCCTGACGGAAACTGCACACGGTGAGGCGGCAGAAAGATGGTGTCGACAAGACGGCAGAAGATCGGTTCGAAGTGAACGCAAGACGGAGAGCAATCCATGACCCCATTAACCCGCAGCTCCAAAACGACGGACCGCGATCTTGCAGAATGGGCGGCCGATTGGGACGTGCGAACCGTTGCCGAAATACAACGGGAATGCGACCACGTGTACTGCATTGCGGGCGAATGGTATTTCCATCACCCCGCCGACTCCGTGATCCACGGCCCCTGGCCCAACAGGGCGCGGGCCGGGCTCGAGTTCTGGGCCTTCGACCGGGCGCATCCGGAATTCGATTGCTCGGAACACTGTCCGGACTGCCATCCGATGAGCTGCCGGGTGTTTGCGAGGTGCGAGGAACTCTTTAACAAAGGAGGGGGAATTTGAAATCGTTAACTCAAATTAAAAACTGGTTTTCTGGCTCCGTGATCTTCGAGGCCGAAGTGGAAGGGGACACGGAAGCTGTCCGGTTGGGACTTGTAGCCAAATTAGCATTTAGATCTGGCGCAGTCCTGAGGAACGCAGACCTGAGGAACGCAGTCCTGAGGAACGCAGACCTGAGTGGCGCAGTCCTGAGGAACGCAGACCTGAGGAACGCAGACCTGAGTGGCGCAGTCCTGAGGAACGCAGACCTGAGTGGCGCAGTCCTGAGGAACGCAGACCTGAGTGGCGCAGACCTGAGTGGCGCAGTCCTGAGTGGAGCAGTCCTGAGTGGCGCAGTCCTGAGTGGAGCAGTCCTGAGTGGAGCAGTCCTGAGTGGAGCAGTCCTGAGGAACGCAGACCTGAGGAACGCAGTCCTGAGTGGAGCAGTCCTGAGTGGAGCAGTCCTGAGTGGCGCAGTCCTGAGTGGAGCAGTCCTGAGTGGAGCAGTCCTGAGTGGCGCAGTCCTGAGTGGAGCAGTCCTGAGTGGCGCTGCAACTCTTATCGGCCATAGACCCATCATCCAGATCGGTCCGATCGGATCGAGATCAGCTTACTTCACGGCTTTCATCACGGATAAGGGCCTCCATTTTCAGGCTGGTTGCTTTTTTGGTTCTCTCATGGAGTTCCGTGCCGATCTGGCCAAAACCCACGACAGCAATATCCACGCGACCGAATACGCCGCAGCGCTTCAGCTCGTTTTCCGCCACGCGGAACTTTGGACGCCGAAGGAAGAGATTACCCCGGCCGATGAAACCGCCCCAAAGGAGATATCCGAATGACAAAGGCAATGATTGATATCGTTTGCCCATGCGGAGGACGCGGGGACGATCTACGTATCACCTCGGCATACAAAGGCAAGATTATGATCCAGTGTAGACGTTGCGAACATAACCGGACGCTTCGATTACAGGAAATCGTTCCGGATGTGACGGTGATGGATCATACGACGGATACGCTCAACCGCTTATTTGCCGAAATGCAGGGCTGGACGGCGGCGCTATGAAAACGCTCGGAAATGAGGATTCTGAAGCGCGGCCCGTAGTCGACCCCGAAGATCCGCTCTGCCGTTGGTTTATCGAGCAAACCGAATCCGAGCGGAAATTAATGGAGGGAATATAATGACGAGATCCGCCACTGTTTTGGACTTTGAAACTATCCGCTGCCCGAAAGCAATGCCGTTTATCCCGGAAAAGGGACCCCGTGACCGCACGGACCCTGCTGAAAAACTGGCTTTCGATCCAAATTACATTCAGCCCTGCGTGGCTGGGTTCTGCGCCGACGGTCAATGCTGGTCGATAGGGCAAAATGATTTCGACACGGACCCAGAGCGGCAGTTACTTCTGGCCGTGTGGGACATCTTGGAGACCACCGATATCATCGTGACGTTTAACGGATGGTCATTCGATCTGCCGCTCCTTTTGCGCAGGTCCTGGTACCACGGGATAATGCCCACAAAACAAATCAGCATGAAAAAATATGATATCGGCGGCAATCATATCGACGTCCGCATGGTGCTCGGCAACTGGGACTCGTATGCGCGCGGCAACTTGGACCTATACGCAAACCTCAAATTAGGCGCCCGCAAAACTGACGGGATCGACGGCTCTCAGGTCCAGGGGCTATGGGACCGCGGCGAGTTCGCAAAAGTCCACGAATACTGCCGGCAGGACTGCAAAATCACGTGGGATTTGTACGAGAGTTTGAAGGGATATTACATATGAAGGTTAAAAGGGTCATCATTAAAAATATCGGCATGATCGCGGACACGACCATTGACCTGGACAAGCCCCTGATTCTTTTCTACGGGGATCTCATGCAGGGCAAGACTACTCTGCTCAATTCCGTGAAATGGGCGTTTGGAGGCAAATATCCTACAGACATTATCCGGCACGGCCAAGCCGAAGCCAGCGTTACAATCGTATTCGATAGGGGATCACTAACTCGAGAATGGTACGTAACCAGGGACGGTTCTAAAACCAATGACAGGCCCATCGTGTTCATTCTCGATGGAAAATCGGTGAAGCGCCCCGTTGATGAAATCAAAAAGTTCCTCAATCCGTACCTGCTCGATAACGAATTTTTCAAAAATAAGGATGAGTTGGAGCGCAAGAAATATCTTGTCGATATTTTCGCCGTGGATACCACCGAGCTGGATGCGGAAGCGACCAGGGCCGAATCTGACGCGCGCGACCTTCGGGCCAAGGTCAAGTCGTACGGAGAAATCGACACACGGGAAGTAAGGCTTCTGAATGTTGAGGCGGCCAAAGCGGAGATTGCAGGGATTAGAGCGGATTATGATTTCTTGCGCACGTATCATGATAACGAAATTGAATCGATCAGAGAGGAATATTCGATATCTGTCCGCAAAGCCGATGCACACAACGAAGCGGCGGCCACGCGCAAAAAACAGATCGAAGAGCATCTCAAATGGCTTTCCGATAATCCGCCAATAGACTTCGTGGTTGCGCCTACGGCTCCCACTCACCCTAAAGCACCCGTGCCTCCGGATACCGCCGAATTGGAAGCCAAGATAAGCCGGGGCGAAGCAAACAGGGTACTCTACGAAGCGTATCAAGCACGGCTCACAAAAGCCGCCGAGAAGGCAGCCGACGAGAAGCAGCTTTCCGACTTAGAAGCCAAACAACGAGACATTAAGAAAAAGAAAATCGCTAAACTCGCAGAAATCGACACTGGCGGCATTAAAAACCTGTCCTTCGATGAGAACGGGAACTTCATTTACGAAGGCACCCAGGCAAGTATGCTGTCCACCAGCCAAATCATGAGACTCTCGGGGGAACTTTCCTCTCTCTACCCGGAGGGCTTCGGCCTGGAACTCATCGATCGCGCCGAATCGCTGGGTAAATCCATTTTTGGCTTTATCGAACGGGCACAGAGAGAAGAGAAAAGCATACTGGCCACCATCGTAGGAGAAAAGCCGGCCATCGTGCCTGAAAATGTAGGCGTGTTTGTGGTCGAGAAAGGACAGTTAATATGAGCGACAAATCCCTGATATATGAACAAATCCCAAAGATAATGGCTTCAGTCGGATCCATCGGCAAGGACCGAAGAAACCCTCAGCAGGGATACCAGTTCCGCGGCATAGACGACATCTATAACGCGCTCAACAGCGCTTTATCCGAACACGGAGTGTTTACCGTCCCCAAGGTGCTCGATATCAAACGCGAAGAACGTCCCGCAAAGTCGGGCGGGATCTTGATCTACACTATCCTGACCGTATCATATACGTTTTTTGCGTCCGATGGATCGAGCGTTGAGGCCGTGACGATCGGTGAGGCAATGGACTCCGGCGATAAATCATCCAACAAATGCATGAGTGCCGCTCAGAAATATGCATTCCTGCAGGTGTTTTCCATCCCCACGGAGGAACCAAAAGACTCCGAGAACCACACCTACGAGCCGCAAGCGGGAAATCCCGAACCGGAACGCGCCCCAAGCAGCGGACAACAGGCAGGTCCGGCACCCGCCGGTTGCATCACGTCCACCCAGGCCGCAGAGCTTGAGGCTCTCGTAAAGGACGTGGGAATGAACACGGTGGGTTTCTTGAAAACATTTCAGGCCGAAAGCTTCGAGCGTTTTCCGGTCGATAAATTTCAAGCCGCGTGTGCCCTGCTTGCCAAAAGAAAAGCAGCTTGAGCGACGCTATGGGGCGGACAATGAAAGAAAAACAGTGTGCGCGCTGCAAGGAAGACTGGCCTGCCGATGAGGAGTTTTATTACCGGCTGAAAGACGGCCGGCTTCACTCCTACTGTCGGGCATGTGTAACAGAAAGGTGCAGAGAATTAAGGGCCGGTGCAGTGCGCAAAATTGCGAGACAATCGCACCGGCTGCCGTGGTTTTTGGCGATGCCGCTCGAGATCGCGGACCGGCCGCCGTTAACAGCCGCATGACTCGCGGCAGGAGGGGAGAGGATGGAAGTTAAAGCGATCTCAGTAAAGCGGCCATGGGCTTCGATGATTTACCGCGGAGTGAAGACTATCGAAACCCGGACCTGGGCGACGGATTACAGAGGAGATGTTTTGATTTGTTCAAGCAAGAAACCCAACATCCCGCCAGCTGGTTTCGCGCTGTGCATCGCGGAGCTGGTTCGATGCAGGCGGATGACGAAAGCCGACGAAGGGGCAGCGGGTTGTGAATTGTATCCAAGGGCCTGGGCATGGGAGTTGAGGAACGTGCGCAAGCTGAGGCGTCCTTTCCCGGTCAAGGGATCATTGGGTATTTACAGCGTCGAGATCGATCCGGGACAGATGGAGACGGAAATAGAATTTTGCGACAACTTGTGCTGCGAATGCGGCGCGAAGATTCCCGTCACAGACAACCCGGCAAATGTCCGTGGCGATATCCAGTGCCGAGCGTGCAGAGATAGATTCGAGGTCGAGGAGTGGAACCCGTGAAGCTGGCAGGTTCGCAATGAACAAACTTTTGACCCCTGAGCAAGTTGCAAGTCTCTTGCAAATTTCAGTTAAGACGATTTATGCTCATGCAGATCGTTTCGGGGGATTTTACCCTGCTGGTATCCGTTGCCTTCGATTCCGCCAGGAGACAATCGATGGGATTATGGAAGGACAAGAGAACGGGGAAGTGGAAATACGAGTTCGAGCATCAGAAAAAATCCTACGGCGGGGGAGGGTGCGCGACAAAGGCGGCAGCGCGAGGGGCCAGGGAGGACCGGCGAAAGGAAGTGATGAGTCCGAAGCCGGAGATAATCCGAATCGACATGGGCTTTTCGGACCTGTGCAACAAATACCTCGACTGGTCGGGGCGACGGCACGCAAGCGGGAACGTCGCCAACAAAAAGACGGTCTATAAAAAAATGATCTCACACCTTAGGATCACACCCGAGCAGGACTTTCCGATCCGCGATATCACACCGGCAGCATTGTCCGAATTTTTAGCTAGGGCCCCTAGTCAGAATTCATACAACAATTACCGGAAGGAACTATCGAGTCTTTTTTCGTGGGTTCAAAAAATCCATATCCCCGATCTTGCAAATCCGTGTGCGAAAATTGAGAAAATGCCGTCGACCACGCCGGAAAAAGAAATCCCGACAAGGCAGGAATTTCTAAAGCTTTTGACCGCCTGTAATGCCGACGAGCGGCCCTTGATCGTGATTCTCGCTCATACCCTGGCCCGAATAGATGAAATACTTCGCCTCACCTGGCAGGACGTGAATTTCGAACAGGGGACCGTGACGCTCTGGACCCGGAAGAATAAGGCCGGCGAATGGAAACCTCGCACAATCGGAATGAACGCTGATCTTAAATCTATGCTCAAATCCATGTGGAGCCGAAGGAAACAGGAAAAGTGGGTATTCTATAACGTGCGCGAGGATAGCCGGTATCTCAGGCGTCCGAAATTCATGCACCGGATCTGCAAGCGGGCAGAGATTAAAGAGTATGGATTCCACGCCATACGGCACTTTGTAGCCACGTACCTGCATGACGTGATGAAAGTACCGACCGGGGTGTTATCGGGCATCCTGGGCCACGAGAACAAGCGGACAACGGAGATTTATCTTCATTCGATACCGGAGGCGCAAAGAGAGGCGCTAACAAGATTGGAGGGGATGTTCGATGACGGAAGAGAAAACAATCCGATACGACTCGCCTGAAGCCGCTACCCGAGTAGCGGTTCACACGGCAAAGCAGGGTAAATGACGGGTCCGCAGAGAAATAAAATGAATAAAATCCTTAGTATTTCCGCACTTAGCGAACGAGACACAAAGCCTTCCAAGCTGAGGGTCGCGGGTTCGAAGCCCGTCTCCCGCTCCACATCTACAGAAAATAGAAAAAAGGACAGTAGCGGGTCGAGTAGCGGTTTTGTTTTTCCAAGGGCTTTCGGAATTATCCGGAGGCCCTTTTTTTATTCAATCTACGGGCTGTGCAAAAGGAGAAGGAAATGAAAGCAGCAATTCTGACACTGGCAATTTTACTGATGGCATGCGTATGTTTAGCCGCAAACCTCACTCCGGTAGATCCCGAGATGACCTGGGTCGATCCAATGGCAACGACGCCGAAGTGTGCCCTTACCCGGGTCACGGACGTGTGGACTAATCCTTATACCTTCCTCTATGTGATCGTCTGCAAGGATGGCTCAATCATTCCCGTAGCCATTGAGCCGATGACCAATCGGCCACATGAGGGGGGCGAGGCGCATCCGTAAATTTATAGTTCGAACCCGTTGATATACAGGTAGGTGCTAGGTCCTGCCATGATCAACCGGGTCGCATTGCCTGCAACAAGGTTAGCCGCGACGGTCACTGGAATCGTCGCGGAAGCAGGGGTTACTATTCCGCATTGAGCCCCTCCGGTAAAAGCCGTGACCGCCTGGGTTGTCCCATCCACTTTCGTAACGGATAAATCTCCTACTGCACTTACACTTATTCCAAAAACACTCGCCACTCCCGTTGCGGTTTCCCTTGCCATGACCGGAAACGGCAAAACGATCATTGCCGTAGTCGTCGTGAGACACTGTCCGGAGGCCTGAAGACTTTGCTGTGAACTAACCGTATTCCGAAAACAAGGTAGATATCTCCAGCATCTCTGGCGCTCCGCGTCGTCGGGTCTGCGCTCGAAAGCCGAAACGCCGCTCCCGGGCTCGAGCTGGCATCCAGTTACTGTAAGAGTCTGGCCGGCGCCGAGCCCACTGGCAGCTTGAATGATGACCGAGATTCCATTTGCCCCATTAGCCGGCACTGTAAACGATCCAATGAACCGTTGAGGGGTACCGGTAACTCCGCCCCATGTCCCGGCGGAGATCGCCGTGGCGCCGGTCCAGTTATCCAAACTATTTGCGTATTGGGAATACCACGTTATTGACGTAAGGGAAGAACTCGAAACATACGCGGAGAATGTGACCGTCTGTCCTACCTGGTCTACAATATTGACGCTCTCGATCTTCTGACCCAATGAGACATAAGTGTTGGATGCTGCGCCGGTGATCTGGTAGGCCTTTGTGAACGGTGCTGCTGCAGCGACTTGCTGACCCGTTACGTTTGAAGTGACGGCTGCGGCAAACCACCGGTCCACGGTGTAGATATTCCCCGCACCCTGCGTAATCGTCTGGGCGGCTCCGGCGTTCCGTTGATCGATCCGCATCTCGCCGTTGATGAGTCGATTTCGATATGTAAGTGTGTTGGCAACGCCGGGCGCATTGCTGCAATATTCGTATGTCCCATCACTGGTACAGGTCATAGAATCATTGGCAAGCGGCTGCCAATCAGTGCTTTGATGCCCCTTGAAATTCCCCCCCGAGAAGCTGACCGTGGTGTTGGAATCGCCAAAGATAAAAGTCGTCACCTGGCCGGCCACATGTCCCGTGACATTGGTCATGGTCGTTGTGGTGGCATTGTTGGTCTTTACGAATTTGTAGCCCGCTATAGACGGCGTAGCCCCAGTGATGACAACAGGGGCCTGCGCGGTCCCCGAGCTTAGGATGCAATCGGCGTCCGTTCCATCCGAGGCGCAGTGAACGACGTCGTAGATGGCCGCTTTGTACTGAACACCTGCATTTCCGTGAAGGTGCGCGGCGCCGAAATTAAAAGTCGTGTGCGTGTCTGCAACGAGAACATCGAAGGACGCTCCGGAGGTAAGCCCGGTAAAAGATCCAACGGTCGTATCCACGGAGTTATTGGTGATGAATACCGAGGTCCCGGTTGCAACACTTGGCGCCGTGGCATTCGCCGTGAAGGTGGTCGAGGCCCCGGATAGACCGTTTCCCTGCACGTTATCCACGGGCCATCCGGATTGCTCTACGCTAGCCGAGTTTTGCAGGTCGAGCTTATAGGCTCCGTTCAGATAGATCGTCGCTTCGCCGTTGGCATCCAGAACAACCGGGTTTGCCGCAGGAGTCGTACATGCTCGATCCACATAGACCGATTTGGGCGTGGTTGTGCCCGGCGCGTAAGTGTAGAGCTTGCCTCCGGCAAGCGGCACGCCAGACGCGGTGAACGCCCTGAATTTGGGATATCCGAGAAGCCCCCCTGTCGTGGCATGGGTCAAGGGGAGGAATGCGCTCAGGAGCAAGAATAGAGCGGTCAGGGTGGATATAAAGAAGCGCGGTCTGTTGGTTTTCATAGTTTCCCCCTATGGAGCTACCGGCATCGGTTCGGACGGGTTTTGTTCTTGCTTAGCCGAGTCGGATAGAGAGTGAAGGTAAGAATAGACATCCGGGCCTATATTCGGATTTCCTTTTGCTACAGTAACGAGCCTTCCGAACGATTTGGAAAGCGTTTCTTGCGTGGCCTGAACGGTAGGTTGCGAAAGCATATCCTCACCTGTCCTGGCAAGCCATCCCACGAAGCGCGGATTAGTCATGAGCTTTGCAACGGCATAAGGTGCAACCACGCTTCCGGCAACTCCCGCCCCCATTCCTTCCATTGTCTTATTGCCGGTCATAGTCCCATAACCCGCCGTACCCAGACCTCCGATAAGCCGCATCCACATGCCCACCGGTGCGGTATTCGAGGTATTGGCCATGCTCGCGGCGTCTTTCATGGAGGCCGATACGCGAGCAACGCGGTCGAGTTCGGGAGTCAACTCCGAATATCTTGTGCCGCCCCATAGGACCTGTTTTGCTTCCGGGGAGAGCTTGCTCCAATTGGTCATGAAAGTGTTCGGACTGAAGACATCCCCAGCAACGTTCTGCGCTCCCGGTTTTGCGATGCCGAGTTTTGAAAATATGGTCCCGGACACTACATCCCAGTCTTCCGGATCCATTTTCGTCCGAAGCGCCCTTAAAGATTGAGGCGGCACGCTGGGATTCAGAACTGCGTTTCCTATCCGATCTACGTCACCGCTTCCTACAAGTTTTTCGATGCGGCCCATTACATCTTTTTGCTGAGAATACCAGGCATCTGCGCCCTTGAAAGCTCTTATCGCCTCCGGCCCTCCCTCGGTAGCCGAGGCATCCATGTCCGCTGTGATCTGGTTTCGAATCTGTTTCAGCATTCCCCTGGTTGCGGTATCCGTGTCTGCAATGAGGGGATTACCAAGCTTTTCATCTATCTGGGTTCGCCAGTAACGAAGAGATCTGAAGTTGAGACCGCCTCCTGTTTCCCCGCTTGCCAGATCGGGATTGCTTTTCACGATACTGTCATAAAGCCCGGGATTGGTGTCCCTTGTGATGGTCTGGCCTCCCACTTTGATGGGGGGAGGGGCTGCCGCCGCATCCTGCAATATCGGATCCGTCCATTTGGAAACCAGTTTTCTGAAGTTTGTAGCAGCCTCCGGAGAAAGTTGACTGGCCCTGTCGTCAATCCATGCTTGGAGGTTGTCGGCTTTGGCGGGAAGGTCTCCGATCCTGGAATCGACGTTCGAAAAGACGCGCCCGGCTGTAGTTTTGAATCTGTCGCCGATTTCTGCGGCTTTATTGAGAACGAAGTCCCCGAGCTGCTCACCGGAGGGCTTGATATTATTCGCCTTAAGATCTTCGGGTCCCGAACCGGTAAAGCTTTCAGCGATGCCCTGAACCTTATCGCCCAATTTCGCAAGGTTCGCATCCGCTTGTTCCTGGATGACTTTCGCCGATCCGCCCATTTTGGCAAGGGCATTTTGAAGTCCCTGAGTAGCCTTATTTTGTGTGAGGGCTCCGGCCATAGGGTCAAGACCAAATGCACTATAGTCTTCTGCGAGCTGCCCTGGCGTGAGGCCAGAGACCGGATTTTCAATGGAACCGAAATATTTTCTTATACCTGATGCAGGCAGACTTACAGCTTTACCCACGCCGGCCGCCGCAACTTCAAGGCCTTTCCCGACAACACCGCCTCCGGCCTCCATTGTCGCGCCGCTCATTACATTCCCAATTCCCTTTGCAATGCCCTCCGGCAGATCGTAAGGCTTATCCATGCCCAAGTATTGCTTCACCGCGTCCATTCCATATTGCTTAATGGCATAGGCAAGACCTGCCCCTGCTACGCCTCCCGCGAGTGCCCCGACTGGAGCGCCCACAACCGTAGGAGCTGCAAGGGCTGCACCTCCGGTGGCTCCAATCTTCGCCCCTGCGGTCAAAGCCGCCATATCTCCCGGCATATCGAGGCTATTTATCGTTTTGACGGCGTTCCAATACGCGTCAGGGTGATCCTTCGCCCAATCGGGCGCATTGGGAGGAATGGCTTGCGGTGCGGGCGCGGGAGTTGTCCCCTTCAAAAGATCATCGGCGGAGACCTTGCCCGGTTGCTGGTCTGCGGGAGCGGCTGCCGGTTGGTCCGGCAATGTGGCGTTCCCTAAAAGGAGATCGTCGGCGGAAACCTTCGCTGGAGGAGTTTCGGCCGCCTGTGCTTCGGTCGGCGCAACGGCATTTTTCCCGAATTTATAAGCGGCTGAAAGAACGGGCCGAACATAAGAATCATAATTCGGGGCTTGCTCTGCAGAGGCGTCAGGATTATTGAGAAAGAACCTGTGAGCACCTCCCGAATTGTAAGCCGCTGCCGCCTTACTCCAATCTCCAAGTTCGTCATGAAGGGAGGCTAAATATTTCGCACCCCCCATGATGTTGTAGGCTGGATCGAATACATTTTTTACTCCCATGGCCTTGGCGGTGGGAGGAATAAGCTGCATGGCTCCGGAGTCGCCTGAGTCGCCTACTTTTTTCCCGTAGACCACATCGGGGTGAAACATGGATTCCTTCCAGACCACACCCCGGATGAGATTTGCGGGAACCCCGGTTTCTTTTGACGCGTCCTCGATTGCGGGAACGAGGGCTTCGTAGTGCTCGCCCTTCGGGGTAAAACCTAGCGGGAATCCTAAGCTTTGGACGTAATCATCTGAGGTGGCCGTCGGTGAAGGCTGGGGACTCGCACCACTATCGCCAAGCAAAAGATCGGCTGCATCCATTTCAATTTATCCTTGACAGAGTAAAAAGCTGTTCTAAACTATGCAAATCCTTGGAGGAGGAGACTATGAGAAATAGAGCTGTTCGACTGTACACTTTTCTCTTATTTTCCATTTACCTTCTGTTTCCCTATTTCATATTGCCCGAAGGTCGCCATTCTATTATCTCGATTGTACCGCTGCTCCTGGTCCCGATCTTACTAGCCGGAGCGATCTTCTGCCTTCTGCTTGGCATTCCGTCCATCGGGCACTGGATACAAAGAGACCCATCATGCTAAACAAAATCTTCGGTCTATACACTGGCATCTTCGTACTTCTGTTCGCCCTCTTTTGGATACCCCTCCGAGACCTTCTTTCCCTATGGATAGCAGACTCACATTCAAAGTATGAACTGGTCTTTAACGTGATTGCGGGTGCTTCCATGTGGATTGGCATAGACCTGCTTGTGGCGGCTGCCATGACCATATTTATTGTAATCTTCATATTTCCCATCGTTCGTTTCGTAAAATCAAGTTTCTAATCAACCCCAAATTGCGTCTTTAATATCTGTTTCGCCTGATCGTAGGGCAATTGGCCGGCCTTATAGGCGGCCTGTACATCCCCCACACTTTTATAATTCGCAGAATTGGGCTGAATCTTCAAATTCGGGACCGCCCTGTCGGGATTAAGATTGTAGCTTTGGGCGGTTTGTTTGTACTCGTTCTCAAGCGATTCATGGTTAGACAAGTGACTTTGGTAGACTTGACCGGCAGAATTCACAATATCTTGGCGTTGGGCTGGGGTTAAGGACTCTCCGGAGTATACTTTTTTGTATAATACCCAAAGGGGCGTAGGCACTCCGCGCGCCTTTTCGGTTGACTCAAGTTCGGTTTGTGTGATTCTCGGATTAAACATCCTGATCCATGAAAACATAAGGGCCTGGTCGCTCTCGGGACTCCCCTTCGCCGCCAGACTCTGGATATTCGAATACTCGTCCCGCATCTTCACAAAAGGCTCAGCCTGCTTTTCAAACTGTGTCCTCAGCGTCTGTTCGTTCGTAAAGGGCCTATTGGCCTCAGCCGGATTGTATACCCCGAGCCCCGTTTGTGCGTTGCCACCCGCCGGTCCTGTCGCGCCCGGCTGAGGCGGAGTGGTCCAGGTGTAAGTAGGTTTTCCCGTTGTTGGGTCGAGCGTTTCTTTGAGTTCCTGTTTTGGTTGCCAGGCCGGGCCACCTGGTCCCATCGGCTGAATTCCACCTGCCCCCTGCCCCGGCATGACACTGACCGGCTGCTTATTGCCACCTACCTGTATCTCGTGGATGGTAGGCGTTTGCGCCTTGATCTGATCTTCATATGAGGCAAGAGACTGCTTTGCCTTGGTCAGAAACGGAGTGAGCTTTGCCGGGTCCATATTCCCGGCATCGTCGGCAAAGGTCGAAGGATGAGGCAAATTCACGCCCGCCGATGAATACTTCTGCCATACCTGTGGATAGGACTGAGGATTCGCCGCTACAAAATCAATGGCCTTCGAAGCGTTATCCAGGTTGGTCTTCATCGTCTCGGCTTGCGTGTGCTGGATATCTACTCCTGATTTTTGCATAGTGGCGAGACTGCCAAGCATTCCCATCCCGGCAGTGGGATTTACTTTCATTACATTTATGGCCGCCCCAGGCAGATCCTCGACGCCGTTTACATTCTGCATGGCATCCATCGTTCCCTGCTGCTGTTGGAGCTGCATGCGAAGTAATGCGTTTTGCCCCACCGCGTTGGCCGCCGTCGCGATCTTCCCATAATCAGGCCCATAGTTCGTATTAAGATCCGGAATCTGCAAAGCGTTCATATCTCACCTCAGCCTGTGTACCAGGGATAATAAACCGACATATCGCCCGAAGATGGTGGACTCGCCTGAGCTTGCTGCTTGCCGGCAGCGAGCGCGTTCGTCATGTTGTTGTACATATTGTAGTTCTGATAAGCGTTTATCCCGCCGTTTATAGCGTTCGCAGAATTAATGTACTGACTCGCGGAGGCGTTCCCGGCGTAAAGGGCGTTCTGGGCAAGATTATTGCTCGTATTCCCGACATTTGTTCCGGTGGAGACACCCGTTGCCGCGTTTGTCTGATTCGCCGTCTGGCCGAATCCGGAAAGGGTGGCCAGCCGGTTGAATTGGTTTGTGTACTCATCGCTCGCCAAACCCTGGGCGTAGTTCAAAACATCTTTCGTGTGCCCTCCGGACATCAGGTTTCCCTGGGCTGCAGCCGTACGGTCGAGAGCGTTCATGCCCTGATCCATGCGGAACTGATAGCCGGGAGTCTGCTGAAGCGTTGCAAGAGCGGTCGAGGTATTCGGTGTCGCCGATCCGCCGCTTTCGCCCGAAATAAGCGCATTTTTCTGAAGACCCAACGACTGCTGGGTATACGCGAGTTGTCTTGCTTTGAAAGCCTTCCGAGTCTCCCCCGGCATTTGAGTAGGGGCGGGACCGAGCTGGGCGTAAGAGTTGTAAGTACCCGACGATGGCGAGGGCAGCCCCATAAGCTCGTTTATCTGCGAAAGCGCATTGACACCCGTTTGATACCACGGCTGCTGGTTCTGAAGGGTCGTATTGTATTGCTGCTTTTGAAAATTAAGCGCGTTTGTCTGGACCGCTGCGGCACTGTTTGCCGCCTGAAGCTGAGCATCGGCCGCTTTCGATGACCCGAAAAGACTTGCGCCTACACCGAGTGCTCCTACCCCTGCCATTACTGCCGTCGTAGCGCCCATGGCACCCCCTTTTTATTCCGCGATGGCCAGATCTTCGTATTTCCAGATAGCTGTTTCGCCCCCAATGGCGCGGATCATCTTCGCCGAGCGAGTAAGCATGGTCCATGTTTCGCTTGGAAGCCCGGCCATGAAAAACGACATGAACCAGATATTGTGAGTCTTGAGTCTTTTTACCGTCTCGTATATCTGAGCATCGGTGATGCCCTTGGCGAGGATCTGGTTTCTGTACCATTCATCGCCCGTTTCAATGCCGAACGCACACCCCATCATTCCCCGATCGATCAGCCATTCGAGTTCTGCGGGCTGAATATCGGCCCGAATGTACCCGGTAAATGGGTACCTGAAATCTCCCCAGGAATCACGCCACGCCTTCGATCCGTAAGGCAAAAGCGCGTCTCCGAAGTAGATTCCAGCCGGTTTATGAATCTTCGTGAGTTTGCGCAGGTCTTTTGCGACCGTTGTTCTGATCCGTTGTCCTGGGTGTTGCCATTGAATTTGACAGAAGATGCAGCAATTTGGACAACCCCGGCTGCTGACATAGATGAGGGCCGGATCGGTCCCGAAGGGAGGTACCAGGCGATCAAAGACCATCGGAAGGCCGTAGTCCATAAGGGGTATTGCGTTCAGGTCTTTTGTGACGCAAGCTTTCTGGAATATGGTTTCATCGCCTTCCAGGATGAAATCGGGCAGACCTTCACCATCTCCCCGGCACACCAGATCGACACAACAGTCAACCTCGTGGCCAAGGGAGGCCCACACCCCACCGAGGAGCACCGTCTTGCCGAGCTTTTTAGCCCTCCTCATGTAAGGAATGCATTTCCGGTAATCGTGGGCCGTGACACAGCTAAAGCCGACAAGATCCGAACCGGGGGCAAAATCTGCAGGGTCTGGATATGCATCGAGCATTACCACGTCGACCTCGATGCCGCGCTTCTTGCATACGGCTGAGAGCTGGGCTACGGCGTTACTCCAATGGACATATAGAGGCCAGAAGGCGAACGTTATTTTCTTATCCATTTGCATTCCTCTTTGAGCATCGAGTAGTTCACCATGTCGAAGCATTCGCCGTTCGGAGCTACAAATCCCTTCCTATCGATGCCCTCTTCCTTAAATCCCAATTGCTCCAATTGTCTTTCTACGTCCGTCGTGACTCCAGGAATGGCATAGGAATAGACTTTCACCAGGTCGAGCAGATCGGGGCTGAAAAGATAATGAAAGACCTGACGCACCATTTGACGGGATGCCCATTTGCGAATGTATGCCTTATCCAGGACGACATGTATCATGACGCTGTGGAGCACTCGGAAATTTGAAAGAGAAATTACGCCTATGATTTTATCCCCATCCCAAACGGTCCAGCCTTCCTGCTGGGCAAGCGCCAGAACCATGGCCTGCAGACTCGTTTTTTCCGCGAAAGGCTCGTTCGCCGTGATTATCGGATAAAGCAGGGCGTAATCATTTGGGCTCAAAGGTTTTAAGTACGGCATCATCCAATCCTCACATATTCGAAAGTCTCAGTCCCGGCCGCCGCCACACCACTTGCCGTACTGACGGTAAAAGACGCTCCCGCGACCCTTGCTGATTCGTACAAGCTCTTAGCGCTTCCCATGAGTGTGGCCGCCGCCGCGTTGGTCGGAAAAATCGCAATAAAGGAATTCGCGGTTATGGCCGTATCGGGGACCGTCGTCGCCACCGCTGCCGATAGCGGGAATGTGCCCCCGCCTAGCGGAGGAAGGGTTCCACCTTTCACAACCGAGCTGTGATCGTGCTGAAGATGGGTCAGATCGGGATTATCTCCTCCGTCCAGCGCCTGGCCGTCCGCATCCAGGACGACGAAATGCCCGGAGCTGCCCGTAATCGGATTGGCCTTCTGATCAATGGCCACGGTATTATCGGAAATGGGAATGGTCACCTTCAGGGTAAACCAATCGCTCCACTCCCTTGTGAGATTTCCGGCTTTATCCAGCATGGGTGTCCGGGGATGTTTGGCTAACTGGGCCATCAGGAGGTCCCCTCCGAGTAGTTCGGCCGGTAATCACGCACTTCCCAGTCGACCGGATCTGAAACCGTCAACCGGTACGTTCTATTCCGAGACGCTCCCAATTGCTGCCACTTCGTACGGCGATCATAATCGCCAACGGCGCCCACGTTTCGCTTCCTTGGAGCCTTCCAGGTAGATTCCAGGCCTTCAGACCAGCACAGTTCCGCATAGGGAATCGAGCCGTCTTCCAGGCCGATCCCGGGCTTGAACTCTATTGCCACCTCACTGTGATAAATCAGATAATCGTTCTGGCTGGAGATATTGGGAAACGTCCAGACGCGCCTGATGGGATCCCCGGCATCATCTAAGGCGTTCATGCTCATTTCGTATATTTTACCGGTCTGAGCATCGCCCACGTAATGCTTTTTCTGGAAATAGGCGTAACAGTTCGCCCGGTGTCTGCCTCCGTCCACGCCGCTTGATTTTCGATGCCAGAGTCCCGTTTTGGCATTGTAAAAAAAGGTCTTATCGGCGGAGGGAAAAGTAATATCCAGCATGTATGACCCGGCCAGGACGTAGCTGAAGGCAAAAGCGTCATCTACGGTGCTCATCCGGGAAATTTCCCAGTCAAGCCAATCAGGGCTGATCTTTGCGGGGGTATACCCGGAAGCGCGCAGGATCGTGCGATGGTTAGACAACCAGCAGACGGTATTATCGAGCTTTGCATACGCGAACCGTGCGCCCAGTCCTTCTTCGATAAATCCGCCGGCGACTCGCTCAAAAGGAAACGTGGACGCCCCGGTATCCATCCAGATTTCGGTTGTCTCGGTCCCGAAAAGCCAGAGTTCCCGGTGATCCGAGAGCCCGGCAAGTATCGGGTCCGGCCATCCTTCGGCCTGAGCCATGTCCAGGGATGACCATTGCGTTCCGTCATAGAGACTGGAAAGAGCAAAAATCTCCCCATCGGTATAGATAAAATAGCCGTCCTGATACGTCAGGGTGCCCTTTGTGATCGAGAAGTCAATATCGGTGATCTGCGTTAGGACAAGGGTCGCAAAATCGAAAATATATCCACCCTGATCGTCAATGATCATGAGTTGAACGCCGTTTGATTCCATCTGCACGTGGCCGGAAACGATTGAAAGATTTCCGGTAGCCGTAAAGATATTCCCAAGCGCATCGATCCTGAACGCCCGGTTTCCTACCACTGCGTACATGTAATTCGGATCGTTTGCCGGGACCTTAATACCTCTGGTTTCGGAGTTAACACCCGTATCCGCAAAAAGAGCGAGCCCGGGCGTCCGATACAGCCGCTCCTTTACGTCTTGGCCGGCCTGGATGGTATCGAACCACCAGTTGCAATTCGGGTAACTTACATCTCTTGGCCGGTACATGGCGCCGATCATTGAAGCTGAGGGCATCTAGTAATCCCTTCCCGGCTCGAAAAAGAAAACCGTGCGCTCCGGCTCAACCGTATTCGCATCGGCAAAAGACGATTGAGCAAGGCTTTGCAGGTCCTGGGAAATGGGCCTTCCGCACATGGGCGCGAGCTCCATTGCCAAATTGTAAACCAAGGTCCTGTACCATTCCTGGGGAAAATCAGGAACGTCCGTTTGACCGTCAAAGTCCTGCAAAATCCTGAGATAGAGTAGATTTATGGTCATGGTGAGATCACTCGGGATGCAATCAAGGCCGAAGGACGATGCCCCAATTCCGCGCTCGAAGTAATATTGCATCGGGGTTCCGACTGCCGATTTATTCGGAATCATCTCGTATTGAATGGCAAGGATCGGGTCGAGAGTCGTTACCACTATTCCGGCTGATGTTTTAAGCGTTGCCGAAATGAGGTTCACCGGGACCGGGATATCCAGGTCCCCACCAGGCTGAAGCGAGAAGGAATTTTTAGCCGAAAGGACGAGTACTCCTCGCGCTCTTTGCCAGACCTTGAGGCCCTTGGCTATCGGGTTATTTGGACCCATCCAGGACTTCACAAGGAGGTTCAGCTTCAAGAGGCCGTCCTGGATCTCCCATCCCTCAAGCGAGTCTTCCGGCCCCTTGTAGCCTATTTCGCGATATGCCTGAGTGATGATATCGAGGCCCGATACACTGAAATCATAGGCTGCCGGAGCATTTACGCCCCCGAGTATTGGTGTCCCACCCCCAGATCCGCCCATTAGCTCACTGTCTCCACGTCTGGATTATTAAATTCATAGCCCGCTTTTGTGCACCACACATAGACGGGTCCGGCATCGAGGTAGAAAGTCGCTATGCCGAACTGATTCGTTTCACCGCTGGCGATCACGTTGGTTCCGGCCTGATCCGTCGTAATCCACACCCTGACTCCCGAAATGGGATTCCCGTTTGAGGTATCGTTTACCGTGTAGGTCCACGCTATGGCCCCGGCCCCTGAAGCCCCCGAGGCCGCACTTAATTTTGCACCTGTCGACCCAAGGCCCAGATGACCCGATATAGCTTCATCCCAAACAGCATCAGCTATTGCAGGAGCCGTGAGACTTCCTCCTCCCGCCAAGGACACTTGAGCATCGAGGTATTTTCCGAAGGTTCCAGCGGTTGTGTGGCCGGCTTGTGCTTCATCCCAGATGAGATCTACTGCTGCCGCCGATAGGGTCATGGCTGAACCCACCGCGGCGGGACTCGCCGGTAAATTCGTGGTCTTGGCGTTTATGGCCGAGATGTCCACCGAAACAGAAGCTCCGGAGGGTGCCCCGATCCGCGCGAAGATGTCTCCGGTGAGGTAATCGACTATCCGTTTCCCGATACTTCCTGCGGTGACAAGAGCCGAAGTGAGAGCGTCCCAGATAGCCTGAACGCCAGAGGCTGAAAGAGAAAATCCGGTCTTATCGGAAACGGTAACCGCTGGAGTCGCCGCATTCAGGGCCGTCTTCATGGTTGCGGAGAAGTCTACGCCCACCGTCACATTCTTGAGATCGGCAGGCAGGTTGCCGGTAACATCTGTCGAGGCCAGGGTCATGGCAGATTTCCCTACCGTGCCGACGACATTGCCAGAAACGTTCCCGGTAACTGAGCTGACGGTGCCCATATTTGAGCCCACAGCTGCCAGTGATGCTGGGACCGTTACGCCTGCTCCGCAGGTCACTGCCTGGCCCTTGATGGTGCTCACGTTAATATCGACCTGACCATTAGCGGCCTGGTTGATCTGCCCGGCCCCTGAGCCCATTGTGAATAAACCGCCCGCTGCTTGCGCCGCCGCGTTGGGAAGTGCCGCCAGACCTGCGTTGTTGGCGTTTACGACGTTATAGAGCACATCAACGTTATCGATTGTGCCTTCAGCCCCATGGACGGCGAGAGGCCCGAGCGTCCCGGTGTCCGTTGTCGACAGGTCCACGTAGTACAGTCCGTTTGCGACTGCCGTGGCGTTTGTTGCTCCCGCTGAAGGGTTACCGTAGGCTGCACAGTTCTTGCTGATCGTGACGACAATGGTCTTACCGGTGGCCGGGGTAACGTGGTCGCTCGCCAGGTAGGCAAGGAACGCGACCCGAATGGTGACTGATTGTGGAATGCGCTCAGGCATATCTCAAAACCCCGCGAAAGTGCGAGCACAAAAGGGTTGGCCAAGTCGGCTTAAAATAGGTGCGAAGGCCCCACTCGCCGGATCGACTCCGCACCTGATGCAGTATTTCTCTGTACCCGGGGTCCCAGAGGGCAACGTGGCGGGTGGTCCGCTGCCGTAAGCGCTGCTTGCCGCTTCCACGTTGTTGCCCGTGGCTGTGTCGTAGCCGAAGTGCGTGTCGTTATTCTCGATGAGGGCTGCCAGACAGTATTGGACGCCTCCCGTTAAGTTGTAATTTGCGGGAGATGTCTGAGCCGGATCGGTTACCCCCTTCCAGGCATAAGCCGGATTATCGACCACAGTCGATGGGGATTTACAGAGCAGAGCGCCCGCAGCGGAATATGCAGCTACGGCTATATGGTATGTGCTGACACTTCCATAGTGCACGTAAGCGGAGAGTTCCTTGATCGTCTGGTTTCCCGATCCAGGACAGGTGTAGACGAAGACGGCGGGGTTGTGCCAGAACAGGCTGCCACCATCCCCGCTATCGTCTCCCACCCCGCTTGCGTTATACCCGAAATAAGTCGGCACTATTAAACCACCTGCTCGGTTGCCCCTGGCGTCGCCACGAGATATTCGTCCTTCGTCATGTCGGCGCGTTTGATGGAACCGCTGATCGGTGTTGCTACCTGGGCTTTCAGGGTTGCAAGACCGGCGTTTACTCCTGAGATCTGCTCTTTTAGCCGATCGTAGAAAGCGTCCCGGGCATCCGCCCCGTCAAAAGTTGCCGTGAAGACAATTCGATATTCTGTTTGCATTTTACTTTCCTCCGGTCCATGTCACTTGGTAGACAATCCGAGTCCTATTGGAACTGATGGTGGCCCTGGTTTGCTGAATACGAAAGGGCTTGACGGCGCTGAGCACTCCAGTCCGAAATTGACATCAGTCAAACATGCCATTGCTGTTACCGTATATGACCCGACTGGAAGCGACGACAAATCGAGCTTGAAACCGTAAGTGGAGTCTGGCGCCAGCCCCGTAGCGTTAATCGACGCTGGAAGGCCCTGCACATTGTATGATGTTGCTCCCGTTACCGGAGTCGCAACCAGGTAGGGGCCGCCGGCAAGCGCCGGAATCGTCAGCAAGACCAGCACGGCTAAAACCAGAAGAGAGATCGTTATTTTTCTCACCTATTTTCTCCATTACAAATTTTATGGCGTCCCACATGGCATCGAGGCTTATCTTGGCCTGGCAGAGCGCGACGCCGGTTTCCTCGTCCCTGTGGCAGAAATCAAAGCTGTTGTGCAGCCGGTGGCACGGATAGCACTCACAGGCTTCAGGCATTAACGCCACCACGTTTCGCCAGTGGTTATACAGATTTTCCATCGAAGAATGAGACAGCGTTACGATCTTTGGAACTTTCTGTAAACCCATCCCGTAAAGGACGCCGGTTTCGGGGCCGATAACCAGGTCCGCTTCGTGGGCAAAGGCCAGAGTCTTTCTCACCGACCATTTGCCGCACTTGCCGATTACGCGAGGTTCGTTTTTCCAGTCCATCTCGAGTATCTGCGCCAGCTCCTCACCCACCAGGACCACTTTCACATCCGGCAGCCTGAGCATGATCCTGGCAATGCATTGGTCCAGGTAAGGCCAAACCTTATGTACCGACGATCCGGAAAGGACCCAGAGGATGACTTTACCGCCCATGCGCTTCCGGATCTTGAACGCCCATTTCTGCTCTTTTGGCGTGGCGTAGAACCTGTAGCATGGTCCGGGTGGAACACCGGCCACCAGGTGAGTCAAATGCACCTGGTCTATGTCGCACAAGAAATGTCGGGCGTCTTTGGGCCAGTAGAAAGCGGCCCTTTCCACGGTGGGATAAAGGACCCCTTCAACCGTTTCAGAAAGATTTATGAACTTATCGCACCGCTCGGAGATGTAGCGCCAATGATCGCTCAGCTTCTCTCTTGCCACTTCCCCGGGTTGCTGGATGATCCAGTCGTCTATGTGCGGATCGTGCTTAAGGACTTCCTGCCCCGATGGTGTCGTGTTCATTACCACTCGATACCCCTGGGCCTTCAGGCCGGGCAGAACGGAAGATGCCTGGAACATATCTCCAATTCCACCATATCGAACAACGACTGCGGTTTTCATCGGATCTTCTCCGCCGCCATGGTGAGCAGCCAATCCGGAGCTTCCGGACTTCTCAGGTCGCCCTCCATTGTTGAGAATTCCAGGATTGCATATCCCAACCGCTCCGCGAGTCTCCGAAGAGAAGGCCGAGAAAAGTAGTGAACGTGCTCCCCGCGTCGGTAATGCCTCCAGCTTTTCATGAAATGCGTGGGTATCGAGAACGCATCCGGAACAGTCATGAAGATGAATTCGGGCCTGAGATAATCGAGCAAATCATAAGGATCTTCCACATGCTCCAAGGAATCCCAAAAAGTCACCGCATTGACGCGGGTATCCAGGGTGCTTACGCTTGAGTTATTCGAAAACGGATTGATGTCGTATTGAATCACCCGATGCACACCGTTTGGGTTCTCCCGCGCAAAATGTCCAGATCCGCTTCCGAAGTCGAGGATAACACCATGTGGCAAGTACTTTTTGACCAGGTCCCAACGTGCCTGAGTCAGTTTTTTCCCGAGGTCTGTCTTGGCATATACCTCATATTTGGCGTGATATGCCTCATCGTAACGCGAAATATCGGCCGGCAGTTGGCTCGAGACCAGACTGCATTCGGGACACGCCCAAAGATCATCGAGAATATGGACCATCTCGAAGGCGCATATCATACAAAATCCTGGCAACATTACGCGGAAACCTCCGAGTCGGTAACCTGACCTTCGGGTTCAGAAACAACCTGAGCCAGAAGCGCCAGAACGTCTTTTTTGTTCGCCGATGTCACCTCGGTGATGCCCAGCTCGGCCAGGGCGGATTTTAGTTGTGCAATCGGATCGGCCGGCGCCTGATTTGCCTCGTCGTATATCTCTTGAGCTACCTCAAGGCCTTTTCCGTTGAAGAGTTTGCCGTCCTGCTCAAAGGATGCTCCCGCTACCCCGTAAACCTGCCCAAACTGCTTTGACCTGTCGAGTTCTGCTGCCATTTTTAATCCTTCCATATGAATCTCAAATGTTTACTTGCCCCGCTCACAACCTCGAAGGGGGAGATGTCCCTCGTAATCACCGATCCAGCCCCGATCATTGCCCCCCCTCCGATTGTGACCCCGCAAAGAATCGTTGCATTGGCCCCGATCATTGCCCCTTTTTTGACAAGAGTTTTCTTGAAGGAATCACGTTGGCTCTTGAACGCTCTTGGGTACAGCACATTTGTGAAAACGACGTGCGGTCCTATGAATACGTCCTCTTCAAGGGTGACTCCCGTGAAGATCTGCGCTCCGTTTTGAATCCTGCAACCGTTTCCGATCATGACTTGCTCACCGACGAAGACGCCCTGGCCGATCATGCAGTTATCCCCGATAAAGACCCCCGAACTGATATGGCTCCAGTGCCATACTTTACTTCCAGGTCCTATGTGAGACCCATGATCAACTATCGCCGTCTCATGCACAGTGGGCGGTAGATTGTCCATTCGAAAGTCCCCTCAAGGTCTCAGTCATGCGCACCGAGGGCGCCACATGGTCAATCCCGGTCCCTTTACCAGCCAGCACTTGCCGGTAGACCTCGGAATGAAGGTCTGTAAATCCGTTGGACAGATCGAAGTTTTTACCATCGATCATAAAAACGCGTCGGGCCTTCCAACCTCTATCGATCGAGAGTGACCAGCGCACGGTTGCCCGGTGAAGGTAGAGTGTTCCGGACATAACATCATCGAGGTTCAGGGTTATTTCGGGTTCTCGCTCCGATGGTCCGAAAAGGTTGATTGCCGTATCGAAAAGATGAATCCCGATATTGGTCGCCAGCCCTCCGGACTGATTAGGCCGGATCTTCCAGGTATTGTGATACCAGCGGCCTCGAGGCGTTGCGTAGTCGATTTCGACTTCGTGATTCTTACCCTGCGCCGCCGCCTTCATCTCGGCCATGAGCGGATGATACCGGAGCTGCAGGATTGTATAGACGCGTTTTCCGGTCTGGATCTCGACCCTTCTAAGCGTTTCCAGCTCTTCAACCGTCAAGACAAGTGGTTTTTCACAAATTACGTCAGCCCCCCATCGCATCCCGTTTATCGCCGATACGCGGTGATTATCCGTTGGGCTGCAAATGGATACGTAATCAACGGGATTTTCATCAATGAAATTGTGGAGCTGCCAGACAGAATTGAAGTACTCGCAGTCTGGGAAAAACTTATCCAGGATTCCAACCGACTCGTGAGGATCGAGGGCCGCGACTAGATCCCCACCGCAGTCTTTTATCGCCTGCATGTGCTTCGGAGCAATGTATCCCGCCGCCCCTATGAGTACGAATTTAGGCAAAGATCCCATCAAAAACCCTCCGGAATTCCATGAAATTGGCCTCGCCGAATTGCTTTTCAGCCAGGTGACGATAGAAATGGGAGTCGTAATCTGAGGCCTCGGCCATTCGAACGGCCTGGTCTACGCCGTCAAACACCAGGTCTCCGAATTGCTGTCTTGCGCCAGGCCAGTTATGGACAAGGGGCCTTATCCCCTTGGCCAGGGCCTCAAGGACACAGTTCGGACACCCCTCCGATATGCTCGGATTTATGAGAAAGGACTTATCGTCGAGCCATTCATTCATGTGATCGCGGGCAATGGCGCCGTAGAAGCGGACCTGAACATTCAGCGAGTTGGCCAGGTTGACCACGTAGTCCATGACCTGCGGATCCTGGATCTCACCGGCGATGTGCAAAACGCCATCCGGCAGATACGCCATGACCTGCAGGGCAAGAGGTAAGTTCTTCTTCTGATTTACAAAACCCACCATGGCTACGTTCGGGCCGGGGATACGGTCTTTCCAGGTCCAACGCTGGGGGATAATGGAATTGTAGATGACGTGCGGTTTTTTGCCGGCGAGCTGCTCGACCATTTCACCGATGACATCGTTTACGACGACGATCTCCGCCACCGTATCCCAGGGCATGTAATTGACGAAACCGGCATAGACTTCATATCTCCTGACGAAGCAAAGCGTGGGCAGTCCGTAATTTCTCTGCTGAAACTTTACGGCGTCCTCGCTACACCACATGAAGATCCGGGCATCGAGACTGCCGGTATTTTGGGGAGTCTTCACCCATTCCTGATCATAGCCGTCCAGCGCTTTGCGATATCCATCTTCCCACTGCATCGGCAGGTCATTTACAATCTGAACTTTCAATAGCCCCTCCCCAAAACGATGAACTGATAACGAGTTCCCGGTTGGCACGTATACATCTGGACCCGCTCAATTCGCATTCCCATGCGTTCGCAAGCTCCTGAAATATCACATTCTCCCCATTTGAAATCGAAGTTGGGATCGTGCAGGGATTCCCCGAGAGGATTGTTGATAAAAAACTTTGCGCGAGGTTTTAAGACTCGATCCAGTTCGATGTACAGAGATCGTCGATCATTGACCGGAACGTGTTCGAGTACATCGAAGGCCATCACATAATCGAAGGAATCGTCTGGAAACGGCATCTTATCGAGTTCGCAAACCTTCACGGGCAGACCAAAAAACTTCCTGGCTGAGGCTGCAAATACCGGGGAGATGTCCACGCCTTGATAGTCAAAGTTCTCACCGCATGCGATTGAGAGTGCCGCGGCGTTGATCCCGGCTCCGACTCCGATTTCGAGTATCTTGCGCTGATCGAGGCGGTATTCGAGCATGAACTTGGTGATCGCCTGGCTCTTAAGCCAGTTATGGCGAACATTTCCGGCCTCATGGTCACAAACAGAGCGGGCAATCGCGTTCCAATAGGCTTTAGCGTCCATTTATCACCTGATCGTAGAACTCTTCAAGTTCGTGAATGTGTGCGCACATAGTGAGTTTTGGCCTCATTTTGATGAGATTTTGACGTATCTGGCGATGCTCGCCCCACCTTTCGCAAAGCCCTTCAAGGGAATTGACCGTGATGCCGATCCCGTGTTTCCCTATAAACTCGGCCGATTCCTTGGCGTTTATCGCCACAACCGGCACGCAAGCTGCCACATACTCGAAAAGCTTGTTCGGAAGGGCTACGTCCCATTCTGGGGTAAATTCCAGGTTGCCCACAAGTCCCCAATCATGCCGGGAAATACACTTCAAAAGCTTCGGGTATTCCTGCGGGGCGTGAGTGAAGGAGATCTTCTCGTAGGTGTTCAGGTAGGGTTTATCGTCCCGGCCTGCGTAGAGATGGAAGTCCAGGCCTATTTCCTGAGCTTTTTGCGCGAGTCCTTCATAGTCCGTATACTTAAAGCCCGATGAAACGGGATGCTTTGCGATTTCGGCTTTAAGATCGACCCGGCCCTCATAGACGAGTCCGCCGAGCCACTCCGCGCAGTCGTAGATATGCCAGTTTCTCGGCAGCATGGAAGGAAGTACCAGATGAGGTTGAGTGAGTCCGAATTCTTTTCTAACGACCTCTGCGAATGACCAGGCCGGGAAAACGAGTCCGTCGGCCAGTTGAAAGTTATTGCGTTCCTCAGTAGTGATTCTGATGTGGTTATGGCCATTTTCCAGCCTTTCGGTTGCTTCCTCCGCGGTCGACCTGGCGGCGAAAGAATCGTGCACATCCAGGATGACGGGCTTATCGCAGATCTCTTTTACCATCGTCACGTAATACGACGGTTCGTTGTGGCAGTGAAACAGGTCCGCAATGGGAGCCAGCAACTTAATGGCCTCCATGTACTGTCCGGCGTGGTCGCACAACGTCACGGTGGTAAAATTGCTGTGGTAATGGGGAAGTTTCCGAGAAATGAGATGGACGTGGTGCCCCTTTTCCATAAGAGGGAGCGCCATCTTTTGGACCCGGATGCAGCAGTGATTTGCGAGAAAGACGATGTTCATATTTCTCCAAAAAAGGGGCGGCTTTTACACCGCCCCCACAGGTTAAAAAGTATCCCACTGGGGTCCAAACATCGGAACCCAGTCAACAAAGATCGCAACGGTGCCAAGGGTCGTGTTTTTCTTCATCGTCCCCGCAGCCACGCCGCCTTTAATCGTCTGGCTGGTACCCCACTGGAATTTCACGTATTCGCCGGATTTACACTGAGCGACGGTGAAAGTCGTTGTGGAGGCAACCGAGAAGGCAGCCTGAGTACAGGAGTTCGGGCGCAGCAAACACGCCTGAGAGCCCGAAGCCCCACGTGTCAGCATCCTAAGAGGCCTTGCTGAACTGGAAGCGTTGCTGATGGTGGCCAGAGTCCGGTAGCCCACCTTTACAAACTTCACAGGGCCCCGGTCCGGATACCATCTCGTCGGTGTTGTGATCGGGGTCATGGTGCTTGTGGTGCCAAGGGTTATCCCGGCAGCCTGCGCACCGCCCACTTTGGGAGTCAGCCCGAACCAGGTCCGGCGGATAACTCCGTATTTCGCATCGTCATACATATTGCTCATGGAGGTCCTCCTTTCTGGTTAAGCGAGCGAATCCCACTTGATTACGCGGGACTGCAAGACAACGTTTTGAACCAGGCCGAAGCCGCCCAGGTAATACCAGGCGACGCCCTTCGACCTTCCATAGTCGGTCGGGATTTTCCCGCGCATTTCCTCAGGTACCGCGATTGCCTCGGCAACTGTATCCTGGCCAAGAAACACGGCCCAGTCGGTCGAGGTCCAGCCCGCCTTGGGAACGTTGGTCTGTTCGATAAAGCGGGTCTGCTCGTAGCGTCCCTTTTCCCCGGCCATAATCATGCCGAAGCCTTCGGTTGTATACTGATGGACGGATTCAAGATCGCCCATAAGTGTCCGAAGGGTTGAGGGCCACGCGAGGCAGAAATAATCGTCTCCGGAGTACGGAGGGATGTTGCGCTCGACCATGAGGTCTCGGATCGCTCCGATATGACCCTTCCTCAGTGCCGTGGTGCTTGTTCCGCCAGCTGTCCCGTTGGTGGTAAGGGTAACTGCCGTGGTGGATGTCCCGCCCGTGGGATAGACCCGCAGAGGCGTAGCGTTGTACTGCGCCCACGACTGAAGATCGAGCGCCTTCGCCACGTCGTTTTTGAGCACCTTATTGATGATCTCGGTCAGGGGATGCATGCTCAAGTTGTCTAACTTCCCGGAATACGGAACGGCTTGCCCCATTTCCGTAATCTGAAGAGTTCCCTGAGTGACCGTGTAGTTGGTCTCGGGCATCGTGTTGGTTTCAAGCAGGGTCGTTCCCTGCCTCCCGACGTCTGCGTAAAGATCCCATGTGAAAATATCGCCCTTTTTCAAGCCGCCCATCGTGGCGTCTTTAGCGTCACAGAGCTGCCTGAATTTGGAACGGGGTTGCACCGCGGTCCTGAGTTTGGAACTCAGGTTCAGCGAGAACATATACCCGCCCAATGTATTTACCGCCCAGACCTGACCGGCCATAGGCCCCTCCCTATTTAAAGCTGCCCGCGCCTGCGCTTCATATCCATAACGATATCGGATGCTGATTTATCGGGCTCGGCAACTTCGCCTGCGGGTGATCGTCCCTGTGCAGGCTTGACGCCGCTACTGCTTGCTTCTTTTTTCTTGGCTTCTTTCTCAGACAGATCCGCGACCGGTTTTTTCTCCTCGGGTTTTACCCCGAAAAGATCCATGACCTCTTTTGCTGCAGCCTGATAGGTGGAGTAATCGGTATAGGTCCCCCCTTTGGCCTGGACCTTCTCATCTACGATCTGGCCGGCAAAATTGAGAAGCCTTTGGTTACCCGTAATCTGCGGAAAATCGGTCTTGAACTGGTCGAAAATCTTCTGAGACGTCTGCTTAGCGTCAAGTCTTGCTTCCATGGCAGACATGGCGTCGTCGAGGTTCGGGCCTTTCGTGGCCCCAAGTTCCAATAGCTCCAGGGCCGCATTGGCTGCTTCGTCGTCTGCACCGTACCGGATAGCCTGGGTGAGCTTGGCGACTTTTGCCGCCTTCTCGGCGTCCGGCTTGGGAGCGCTGTCTTTAGACGCGTCCGGCTTCGCGGGTGGCGTCTCACGAACTTCCTTTGCTTCCCTGAGCAGCTTGGTTGCTTCCTCTAAACGCTTGTCTGCCGCCTCTTGCTTTTGAAGAGTGCGCTTCCCTGCGTCCACAACTTCGGATAGCGGTACTTCGCGCTCCTCACCGTCGATAACCAGCTTCACCTTCTCGACCGGAGTTTCCTCGCCTGCGGGTTGCTCCTCGGCTGGTTTTTCGGCCTCTTTGCCTTCGGTAAAAGGTTCGGGTGCTTCCTGGCCTGCCGCGGTCATCTCTTTGACCCGCTCGGCCTGGACGCTTTGAGCTAACGATTCAAGAAGGGCCTGCCGCCGATCCAGCGGATTGGTAGGCATGTCTTCCTGTTCGGCTAAAAGTTTCTGCTCATCTGTCACGCCCTCGCGGGTAGCGTCAGTTGCCATAATCTTCATTTCCTTCCTGATCGTGAATTATGTGCTCTGCCTGCTGACCTGCCAGAATAGCTTCCCGTAGCCATATCAAAGCGCGTTCGGCTATCTGGATATCGGTTTGCAGGCGCCTTATTTCCTTTGCGTCCTCAGGGTCAGCGACCCTTAAAAGCTCAATGAGCCCGGTAACTTCCACTTCAGATTTTTCCACGAGGTACTTGCCAAGCCGGGAATCAATCAGGGTCTCGGCTAGAAGGCCGGTGTTTACGCGTTTGAGATGCCCTGCCGTCTCACGATCCATTTGCACCGCCTTGGTTCGCCACCTGAGCCTCTTGTGCGTTAGCTGCAAGGATATGCGCTGAGTCCAGATCCATTATTTTTCCGTGAATTTGCGCGTGGAGTTGGGCCGCCGTCTTGCGGTTCTCCGCGTCGGTTTTAAGCGCCGCGATGGTCAACTGCGCGTCCGTCTGGTCTTGCTTGCTTTTCACTTGCGTTTGAAGCTGCTGGGCTTCCTGCTGAAGCTGCTGAATCACTTGCTGCATCTGCTGGATCATTTGACCCATCTGCATCTTCTCGGGGTCTTGCTGCTGGCCCGGTTCCTGCTGGTTTATGAACCGCGAGCCGTCCTTGTAGCCCATGCGGGCAAAGACCTCTTTTTCGATCTCGGGCATATTGAGATTGAGCATTTGCGCGGCCTGGGCGGCCTGGGCGAGTGCGGCGACACCGGCAAGGAGGTTATGGACCTTACTTAAGGGGTCGGTTGCGCCCATGCCCACGTTGACTTTCGTGGTCAGCTCGGCGTTTAAAAGCTCATCGGTAATCTGATTGATGCCGTACTTTTGGAAGAGTTGTGCCTGGTTACCAGCGGTTGTGAGCACTACCTCGTCGGTCTCATAGGCCTGCTCGAGCTTTACGAGCTGGCGCATGACCTTTTCCATCCAGGTCTCGGAAAGACAGCGAAGCAGGTACTCGGTAAGTGCGTTGGCACCTCCGCGAAGCATGTTCATGCCGCCCACGGTCTCGTTTAACTTGCGGTTCGTCTGGATGGTGGAGGTCGAAAAGGTTCCTACCAGCTCGTCATAATCGACGTTCAGGCGGTCTTGCTCCTGGTAGGAGGATGCCGTGACATCGGTGAACTCCATCTCACGGACGTCTGCGGTTACGTCGTTGGCCATGGTGACGGAGCCGGGCACATTTCGAAGAAGCGACTGAAGATCGGTCTGACTGCCCTGTCGGACAATATAGCGTTTGTTAAGGACAAGCTTAACGTTGTCCTGGCGCTGGTTAGACAGCTCATTCATTTCCTGCTGAAGCGGCTGGGAGATCCGCACAATGGAATCCGGATAGAGCTTGTGGGTCTCGACCATGCAGGTCCCGATAACGACAGGCCGCTCGCCATGCAGGTACACGTCTTTGAGCGGTTTGGGCTCGGTCAGGAGCTGCTCGGTCCCAAGGGTCCAGTACACGAGATCTTTTCCCGCAATCCTCATGTGATTTTCGTGGACCCACACAACATCGAAGTCCATTAGGTCCGCCGAGCTCGTATTCTGATACTTATCTTCGCGGCTTTGCTCCCGGACCTGGCGTGTTGAATCAAACGTCTGCTTCATGGCCGCCCGGATCTGATCATCAGAGAGCGTATTCCACTTTGGCATCCCGGTCTTATCGTCGGTTTGGCTCATCCTTTCACGCACGTCCATGACGTAGGTGGGCCAAAGAATGATCAGGTATGGGCTCGATCCTACGGGGTCCGTCCATTTGGCGTTGGGCGAGATCCGCACGTTTTCAACCGGGAGAAGCTCGATTTCCGGTTCATCGTATTCGCCTTCCTCGTATTTCCAGTGCTGGTATGAGGCGACAACCCCCTGGACAGTGGCGTCCTGTACCGCGCCTATCGCGATGAGGAACCAGGGGATTGTCTTGGTAAGCCGGTATTGCAGGATCTCTTTCATGAGTTCGGCCGAGGCCACCTGGGCCTGATCGTTTTCGTTCTGCGGCTCGATGCTTACTACGTCTTCATTCGCAAAAAAGGCGGCTACGGCTGCGGCCTCGATGTTTCGGATCGCCGCGCGGGTCTTGGGGCGAAATCCCTTGGTGCGGTACTTGTAGAAGTCTTTGTAGTATTTACTTCCGGCGGCGTGTCGTGACTGGAAATGGCGAAGGTTATCCTCCCACATGCGCCGGAAGTTCGCATCGACGTAAGTTGTGCTCGTCTGGTATGCCTCTTTCGCCCGCTTCAGCCAGTCTGCCATTAGATTATGATCCCCTTAAACGGCTGGTCTTGAGGCCGTACGCCCTCGATATGGGTAGGAGTAAATCCGTCCTGATACCAGCCTCGACGGTGAGCACAACGCTCAAGGATTTCACCTCCGGCCCTCATCACGCATGTAAGATCAGGGTCCGTATAGACATGGTGGAGTTTGAGCAAGTAGCCGTATTTGAAGCTCACGTTGTAGTTTTTGACGTGCATAACGCCCCCGATCGAGTCCACGTGCACAGCCCACAGGTGACCCGGGTAGTGCCGGTTGAGCGTGTCCGCCGCCTGCTTGGCAAGAATCACATCCGCCGGGTCAACGGGCTTTCCACATTCGTCTTCGATTTCGTACATCAGTCGTCCTCCGGCTCAGGGTAGCACTCAGTTTCCATCAGCCTTCTGCGCTCAAAATCCCCCAGCCATGCAAATTCCTTCTCGGTGTACCGCGCCCTGATACACTCGGGCAGCTTCCAGTAGTCCGGATGCGGTGTGAAGTTCTCCATCACGGCTTATAGATCCCGCTCGTTGACTTATCCGTGCTCAAAAACTTGCGCTGGTTGCTGAACTCGTAGCAGACGTCGGGCTGATAATGCTCATCGTCTGCGGCCAGGACTATCGAGAGCGCATCGGTGTTGGTGAATGTGGGTGCACTCATGCCGGGAAGTATCCTTCCTTAATGATCTTTGTGAGTTCAACAACTTTAGCTTCCAAGGCATTGACCTGACGGACAATGTCTCTGTTCGCCTGCAACTGACGTTCAACCTCTTCTAAACGCCTTATGAATTGTGTGACATTGACAACATCGTCCGCATAAACCATTTGATCTGACATTAAAAATCCCCCGTGTAAGGCGGCGTAACGTGTTCTTCCCTGACTTTCTGAGGCGGGTTCATGTTCAGATCGTAGAGCCTGCTCATAGCGTCCAGGAAGTCCTTGCTCGTCGTCGCCGGGAAGAAGTTGTACTCGTTATCGATCATCCAGTTGACCAGGTTATAGAGCTTTCCGTCCTGGTCCTTGCGCGTGATCGCGGAAGCCTTGAGATGCGACTTTTTAAGTTCATCGGCGGCCATCATGAGCTTTGTGTCTTGGCCCTCGTAAGGGTAGAAAAACCGCCAGTTCTGATGGTCCGGAATGAGACGCCGGATACGGTCGTCTTTGCTCTGCTCGGATCTTTCCTGAGTCCAGGAGACCTCGGTGATCGGAAACGGGCATTTTTCCAGGATCATCATTTCCTTGTGGTAATCGATATCGCACTGCATCCCGTAGCGCTCGTATCCCACGATTACGACCTGTACGCCTGGCTGCCTGATCCATTTTTGGCGGAGATATTTGAGCATCTCCCAGCGCTCTTTCAGGCCCATTTTGTGACAGGCCCCATCGAGCAAATACTTATTCCAGGCAGCATCCACGCCGATTACAGCAAATGCGGAATTAGACGTTCCGCGCTTCTTGGAATTGGCGGGGTCCACCAGGATCGCGACGTTCATGGTCTCGGGCCTCACTTCCCAGCGCCTGATCCAATCGGGTTTAAATTCCTGCTGGCTGCCGGCGAGAGGATTCAGGAGCTGCTGACAGGCAATCGTGTGCGGGGAAGATTCCTTTTTCTTCTTCGCCCACGCCTTCTCAGTGAGGAAAACCGGCTTGCCATCGGGCAGGCCGTTATCGGTTGCCGGGTAGATCCGGGGAGCGATCGCACCGCGTTTGAGGATTACACCATAGGTATCGGCGTAGTTATACCGCGTGCCTTCGTGCCAGGTACGAGGAGGCAGCACGTCTTCACGCTCGGTTACGATCAGGTTGCGCGAGAGTTCCCACGCCCTGGTGGTCTTGAGGATCATCTCCGGTGAGCCAACAGATTCTTCGGTAACGACGTCGTTGTAAATGATGAGCCCGAAATGCTTGCTGATCGGCTGACCGTCGACTAGCCCCCAGGACTCGACTGTTTTCTCCTTCGGATTGGTCTTGCGCTTCATCACCAGGCCGAAATCAAGAGACCACGAAGGGGCCTGTCTGCGCGGATCGCGCCAGAATATGTGAGGCCACAGTCGCGGCAGATCAGGATTTTGCTCGCACTCCTCTTTGATCTGAGACAGGAACGTCTTTGCGATGCCTCTGGTGTGGCTGAATATGCCTATTGTGATCTCGGGGTTGCGAATGATCTCCTGGAAGCTGCCGCCGAAGGTTATGAACGTCGATTTATAGTGGCCTCGCGCCCACAGATCCAGGTGATCGTCGGGGGTGGCTTCGACTTCGCGGCATCGCTCAAACAGCCAGGGGTGATAAGCATCTGAGCGCCTCAGTATCTGAGCAACGAGAAAGAACCGGTCTGCCGCCGCAACTTGAGCCACAACCGAATCATCACAGCAAGGATCATCAAGAATCTGAGCGTAAACAGCAAGGGCCTGCTCGTAGGTGGCAGATTTGAGGTAGATAATCGCCTGCTCGGCGTATTCGCTATTCAGGCTTTTTGGCTGTACGCTCGATTGCACGTTTGAGTCCCTCGGTATCCATTTTGCCGGCAACTTCTATCGGGCCGCCGTTCGGGCCGCTCAGTTCTCGCTTTTCTGCCGGGTACATTTTTCTGAGCTTTAACGCCATGTCCAGAGCCTGGAGTTGGATGGATAGAGCCTTAAGGCGCTTAGAGTAAGAAACATACCCCTGGTAGCTAAAAGCCTTGACCTCGGTTGCATCGAGTTTTTGCTTCAGCCTCTTAATGAGCTTTGCCGGCGTGAGCCCCACGTTATCCATAAGAGCATCGAGGTTCGGGCCGTTGAGTTCTATTATGTCCTCGGGCTGAAGCTCATCCATAACCGCTCATCAGTGCGTTGCCGGGCCGTGCTTTGTGTGGCCACGGGCAAGGTCTGCCGAAGTAATCGTCTTGCCGCCGTGTCCCTTGGGCATTGCTCCGGTCTTGGGCTTATTCTGATCGGTCTGCACGCCCGGGAACTTAGCGGCCACCTTGGCGCCGACCGCTGCCTGCACCGGGGGAGATCCGTCCTGGGCAGCTCGGGCGAGAGCATTCCTGGCATGGGCAGCGTCGGGCATCGGAAACGACCCGGGACCAGGCGCTTTACTCGGAACTGCGAAATCACTCTTAGGGAGCGCTGCGCGTTGCGAGGTCGAGAGTTTGGCCATGGAAGACTCCTTTAGCTGAGTGAGGTTAAGTTGTGCTCTTCTATTTTGGCCGTGGGCTTCGCCATGATCCCGGTGTGCGGTGAGAGTAATGCGCCGATCCCGGTAATGACGCCTATCATAGCGCCCTGCAGATTGGGATCCACCACGGCACCGGTATATTTCGCAACAGCCGCACAGACAACGCCCACGACGATCCCGATGAGCGTGGTATCGTGCCAGTACGGAACGCCCTTGGCGCTGTCCTCGCGGTAGTAATAGACGGCTTCGATCAAATCCTTAATCATCGCTGTCGCTTCCCTTTTTGCCCCTCAGCCAGCCCCAAAGGCTGGTCAGGTTTACACTAAAGCCCCAACCGCGGCCGAAATCACCGCATTGGCAATCAGCCATCGCGTGTCCGCAGTTGGGGCAAATGCCCTCATCGGTGCTCATTCAAGTCGCCTGAATGACGGCTGAGGCCTCGGGGGGCGCTGGCGATGTCGGAGGTGCGTCCGCTGTGACTGTTCCCGGCTTCAGGCCGTTCATAACGCTGACCGCATCTTCGATCAGTGGATCCACGATTCCGGCGATTTTCTCCCAGGTGCTCTTTTGTCCGCCCGTGGAAATCGCCTCCATCCCCTGCACCACAGCCTGCACTCCCGTGGTCACAACGGATTTTTTTACCGATCCTGAGTTTTTAATTCCGGAGAAAGCCGCTTCCGCCGCCTGTACCAGCGTCGTTACCAGCGGGGCCAATGCCGTTACCAAAAATAACCAGTTCATTTTTTTGCTCCTTGATTGAAGGGGGTATCGCAACCCCTGATTCGGTGAGTTGTTTCGATGGCAACTATTTTCGTTTCATGACAATTGCGTGACAGAAAAAGTTCTTCGACGCCGGCGTTGAGGGTCTTGATGTTCATAGCCAGTGGAGCGATTACGACCTTGACCAAATAGACTACCAGCCCCACATTCACGAGTCCTACGACCCCCAAAAAAGCGTTACCCGCGCCCACCTCCGGCATATCACCCCCTCCCTCTCGTTAGCCGTTAAACATCCTGACGGCGAGCCGACTGCAACGCAGCGGCCCCTGTGTGGCAAACTTGCTGCCGAGTATGCTGAGCTTGGCCGCCTGCCAATCCTGGCTGGCAATAGCCGCTTGCAGGTGATGCCAGTCTTTGAGCTCGTACATGAGATCGAATGCCATATTGACCAGGACTCGCTGACGAGCATCGTTGAGCTGACCAAACGTTGGGAAAATGCGCTGGCAGCACTCGACGGCCGAAGCGATATCCTGCTTAAACCATTGGTCCACCTGGGCCTGAGTGACGCCGTTTGTGCGGAACTGCTCTATTTGCGTCGGCGAATAACCGTGGGCTTCCAGGTTGTGGCCTATGCCGTCGGTCCATATCCCTTCGGAATCACGGTAGGCCTTGTATCTTTCGCCTTCGTCCTGGATTATTTCCGCTTCGAGCTTGTCGAGATCCATTGGGTGATCCTTTTTTAGGGACGGCCCACGTTGGACCGCCCCCACTTGAGGAGGAATAGGGCTGTAAAATGGCTATACGCTTAGGTTTTAGGGCTGTCAAAATGCGGTGAGAAATGCGGTGAGAAATGCCACTAAGAGATGACACTGCGATATGACAAAATTCACTTTTTTTTATCTTCCCATTTTTTTCTTTGCCGCGCCGCCATATACGCCGCGACCTGAGACGGCAGCCACCTATTGACTCGCCTTTTTGGCTGCCCCTCCACGTCCTCGATCACAACCCCAAGCCGCTTCATGTCCGGAATCATCCGGCACACTGACCTGAGATTTTTCCCCAAAAACCGCGCCAGCTCCCGATTGCCGGTCTGATAGCACTCGCCGTCCGTCATTCGCCCCCCCCTTTTTTATCGCGTGGATTATG